CTACCGCTTGCAGTTGCATCAACGTTGTCCAAGTCAAATGATTCGCTAGCCATTTCAGCCGCTTTTGGTGCTGATTTTGCAGGAGCTGCAGATACAGCGCCCATAGCACGACCTGGGTTTGAAATGTATTGGCCAAGAACTTGGTTTACAAAGTCACGAGTTTGGTCATCCCATGGCTTGTACTCGTACACTGAAAGTGAAGGAGCTGCATCCAATTCAGTCTTGATAGCTTGCATTGATTCTTGATTGCGCTCAGCTGGTTTTTCACCAACCATGATTGCAGATGTCGAAGCAGAAAACTTTGACTTATCATAGTTGTTGTACTCACCCTGACGAGTAATAATCAATTCAAAGTTCTTGCCTTCAAAAAGGTCAAATACTTGAGTTGGCTCGCCAAATGCTGGTGACAATTCCTCGTCAATCTTCTCTTTGATCTTGTAACCAAACTTGAATACCATGTATTGGCCTTCTAGAGCTGGGTTCTGAGGATCTTTAATAACTTTGATCAAAGCGTAATATTGTTCGCGACGCTTTAGACGCTCAGACATTTTACGGTCTACCGCTGAGTCTGATTTGCGGAGACGGAAGAACGTGTCCTGGATAGGGCACTTTTCACCCACTGAAGTTGGAGAGTCGACTAGACGACCAGAACCTGAAGGGTCTGTCAACCAGTGTACGTACTTTCTAACAAGTGATTTGCGTGGGTTTTCTGGATTAGGTACGAAGCGGATAAGTGCTTTGTAAGTACCGTCCTTGCCATCATCGGCTGATGGTTTGTAAACAACTTCAGTAGTTGAAGAAGCTGCTTGGTTGTGAGTTTCAACATCGTTGACGCTCAAGTTGAAAATGTCAAAATCTGCCATAATTCCTTTAATACTTTAATTTAAATTGTTGAACTTTAAAATCGTTAAATACCTTTAGAGTAACTTAACACTACTTATACACCAAACCTGAAAAAAGTTTCAAGCTTGTCTTATCACATGCGTGAATATCTAGCTCCGGCTTCGTCGATCCAATCACCGTTGTCGGTCTTAGTCAAACCAGCTTTAGCTAAAAAAGATAACATCTCTGCTTCAGTGATTCTATTTTCAAGAACCATGATTTCAAGAATATCTTTTAGAGTACTTAGGTATGTTGCATTAATCATATCTTATATATCTTTTATATTATTATACTATTTTTTAAAAAAGTTTCAAGCTAATGAAACAAAACCCCCAATATGCTCATATAAGTTATGGTTTTATGCCTGAGGGTAAAATACAATTTAAAGGGTTTGAGCATAAGACATAATAAAGTAAGCATCTACAAGGTCATCTAAGGGCTTCATAATCTTTTTGTCCTCTTTGAATTCTTGACAAAAGTTCCAAAGACCTGATTCAATATTTGATGTATCATTGATATAAACATACCACATGTCCATCTTCTTCATGTTACCTTTACCAGCATGTTTCTTAATACTTGTAGGGGCGAAGACTTCAAGTTGAGTTACATTAAAGCGATCAATCAAATAAGATTTAAGTATAGAGCTGGCGGATGCTAAATCAATAAGAGAGTTGGTTCCGAATCTTGAGGTGCCATAAGAAGAACCTTCAAAAAAGATTTTATACTCTTCTTCTGGATTGGTATTTTCTGCAATAATATTACATATACCTTCAGCAATATCACGGTGTCTCATGACCCTTGCCATTTCCTGTTTATCAATGTTTGGCTCTGGTTGATATATTAAAGTAACATCATCAAGTAGGTTCATTTCCTCTTGAAGCTTTTGTTCTTTTTTTGTACCAGTACCTGGTTTTAGATATGAGATATAATATGGCTTTCCATCTTTAAGAAGACAGATGCCTGGAGAGTTGATCGAAAAATCGATTGCTATTAAATTCAAATTAGATTCTTTTACCAAGACTAGCACCTAGTGCAGCACCAACAAGTCTTGAAGTTAACAGATCGTAAAAAATACCTTTTTCAATACCTAGTACTTTAGCAACAATCTTGCCGACAGATTTACCTAGGGCAAAACCTGTAAGACCACCGATAATAGAACCAAGGATACCCTCATTAGTTACCTCTTCATTAAAAGCTGCTAGGTCGTATGAACCATCTTCTTTTTTGTATTCTGCTAGAAATGCTTCAATAGCTTCATCAACTTTAGCTTCTAGTTCTGGAGTCCACTCCTGTTGTAGAGATTCGTTCAAAGACTGCATGTCTTTTTCAGTTACGGCTTGTTCTTCTAGGTATTTTAAAAAAGTCTTCATCTAAATATTCTGTATTTGATATTTTATATATCAGTCTAATTCATTAAGTAAATTAAACTTATTGTAGAAGAATGTTATATTGAATGTTGAGAATTCTGCAATATTACTTGCCATGTTTAATTCTAGCTCTGAAATAGAGTTCATAATTGGCTTCTCAAATACAGCAGACATTACGTGAATACCTTCAGCATCTAGGATTTGAAGCTTAAAGTCATCAATATATTCATTTGTATTTGCTCTATTGTAATGGTATAACAGAGTGTCTGACATAATCCAATAGTTAATAAAACCGTCCAACAACTGCATTGTTACAGTAACTTCTCTATTGATTAGGTTTTGAATTGGTTGGTACCCGCGTTTATATGTGATTGTACCATCGTTAGGTGCTTGTTGAGCTGGATCGAATGAAACACCAGGTATAGCAAGTCCCTGAATTGTGTAGTTAACAAAATCAATAGGTTCCTCAATAATGTTACCTGGCATTCTGTTAAGATACGGTCTGTACTTATCAGCTACCTCTTGCGGTACAAAGTTCTTTGGAAACTTAAAGTTAAATAAATTACTTCTTGAGTTGAGTATCATATCAAGATTTAGAATTTATTTATTTCTGGAAGCGGTGTAACTGGACTTACCGATTTAGGTGTAATACCTAAGATGTTAAAAGTTCCGTGGTGAATTAAGGTTTTATCAGTGCCGTTCTGAATAGAAAGCATATAATTATTATTCTTTTCTTTAGATGCTGCAGTAATATCTGCTTCACTGATTTTAAACATGATTTCACCTTCACCAAGCTCGACATCAGCATAGTTTAGTGTATTTTCAATTGCAACACCACCCAAATTTAGGATAACCTTATCAACTGATTCAAGTGATATATTAATTAAATCAGAACCGCTTTTCTTAGCAATCTTAAATTTAACATAGTTATCAAATGGGCTTAGAGTTAAAACACTCTTACCGTCTGCAAAATATGTAATCTCAGAATTGTCTACAACCTCGTTGCTTGTAATAGTTACACTTGTTGAACCAGTTACAATATTCATGCGTTCAATAAATGTAGGTACAAATCTTGTTTGATTACTTGGTAATGTTGCAAGGTTTTCAATAATCTGTCTATTCTCAAGAACATTTGGAAGAGTATTGTATACCTTTAAGATTTTGTTTGTTGATGGAAGATTGATAGTTCTAAGTCTCTTACCAAACTTACCAACATCATATGATGTAAATGAAGCGCGCTTTACAATTTGAGTATTATTAGTCTCGTTATAAATTCTCAATGTATAATCAATATTGTAAGCGGTAGCTGTCGATGCATTTTGAATTACCGGTCTAAATGGTAGTGGGTTTGAAAAGTTTTCAGACTGTGACATTGACATTTCGTAGCTCTTATCAAAGAACGATGTGATTTGTTCATAAACCGCAACATCGTGGAATACGATAATATCGTCACCTGAGAATTCACGTCTGTTCATGATGTACTTATCAAATTCTGAAATTGATCCGTCTTTAGTTCCGTATAGTAAAAAGTAATCACCATCTGTAGCTTCTTCAATAACAGCTGCAATATCCTGGTATTCGTCTTCCTTAGCGATTGTAAATTCAACTTCTTCACCAGTATTGATATAATCAAAACCAAGGTCACTGTAAACATTGTCAATCAATTTGAATGTAACTTCATAATTTGACGTAGTGTCTAGTGCATCAGTACCAGTACCAAAGAACCAATCGATGAAATCACCATCTGGGTTTGCTAGAGAAGGTACCTTAATTTCAATGAACTTAGAATACATTGTTTCGCCTAAAATAAATGGCTTTGGATTTTGAATCTCAAATGAAGATGAATTCAAATAGACAATAGATGTAAACATGTTCTTAACACCTGAAAGTCTTTTTGCACCAATTTGGAAAAGGAAACCCTCATAACCTCTAGCATCAAAAGAATAACCAGCGCGCAAATGAAGTCTTACAGTATCATAAGTAATTGTATTTGCTGGAATGTCCGTTGCATCAGCTTGGTCAATTGTTGAAGATGTTGAACCAAGCCAAGCTATATTATTATCAATAAAATTATTTGTAGAATCTAGAAGTGCATACTTTGATTGAAGCGCGCCGTCTACAAGAACTGCTTGGTATCTTCCAATTTGGCCAGCCCCTGTTTTAATATCGTTACCAGTTTCTTCGTCAGCCGTTGCATACAATGGATTAGCAGTAGTTTGTACCGTAATCGCACCGCCTTTAAGTGATGGATATGTATATGTGTATGAACCATTAACCGATGGTACAAATGTATAAATACCATTTGAATATGTACCAACAACATTACTAGTTGAATCTAGAATTTCAAAGCTTGATGGTATTGTAAGCGCAGCAACATTAAATTTGTATGTTTTGCCGTTAGCAAGTGTAAGTGGTCTTGCCGCAAAGTTTTCAACAAGAAGCATACCACTGGCACTAGTTACATCAAAGTTTACAACTGCAGCACCAAGCTCATGAATAAGATGGCGAGTGTCTGAAGTAGACGCTGTAGTATTAAGTGCAAGTAGGTGTGAACCATTATTATCAATTTCAATTTGATAGTTACTAAGTGTAGCTATATTTTGATCATGATAAATGAATTCTAAAAGAACATCCTGATCCAGTCTTGCATATTTTGAAGCTTGTGCCATCTAATAGTTTATATTATTAAAATTGTAACCACTTTGGTGAGTATCCTAAACTAATTCCAATAACAGGTGAAAGTCTAAGTCCACCATTGAGTGGAATAATACCATAACCAATACCAGCGTTAACCACCCATCTTGATTTATTCTTATATGTATTCAACTCTTCATTAATAACTTCAATACCCTGTAATTTAATATCATCAAATGGGTATTTAGTACTTATCTTAAGTTGTGATACACCGTCCTTTTTTTCAATTACACCAAGTAGTGAAATTGTTTGATAGATTGAAAGGTTACCAGTAACTGATGATTCATTAATCTTACCATCCAATCTGACAATTCTAATATTGTTGTCACCAAAATTAGCTGAATCATTAAATGTAAATGTTGAATCAGGATTAATTTGAGCACTGAGTAAAAGACTATCTTTGACATTAAGCTCTGCCTGTAATAGAGTATTTACACCTTGCAGTTTTTTATTCAAACCAAGTGCAGCCCTGTACTTTTTAGTAAGTGTGGCATTATTCTCAACCAATTGTGTATTTGTATACTTGAATGTTCTTATTTCAGATTCAAGAAATCCAGCTTTATTAACATAAGTTCTAACTGAATCTTTAGATGCCTCTAAATTATTATCAGCAATAGAAACAGTTTGCTTAAGTTCTTTAATATCTTCTCTTAGTGCAGCATTACTAGAACACTGACCTAACAA